ATGTTGAACGCAATGGGCAAGGCCGCCAGACAGGCCGCCTACCAGCTTTCCACTCTCAGCACCGCCGAGAAAAACCGTGCGCTGCTGGTGATTGCCGACATGCTTGAGGCTAACAGCCAGAGTATTATTCAGGCTAATGAACTGGACATGTCCGCCGCCCGTGACAGCGGCATGACCGACGCGTTACTCGACCGCCTGCTGCTGACTCCTGCGCGTTTATCCGCTATTGCCAGCGACGTGCGTGATGTCTGCCGTCTGAGTGATCCGGTAGGGCAGGTGATAGATGGTTCCATGCAGGACAGCGGATTACGGCTCGAACGCCGTCGGGTACCCCTTGGCGTGATCGGCGTAATTTATGAAGCGCGTCCTAATGTCACCATCGACGTCGCCAGTTTGTGCCTTAAAACCGGCAATGCGGCCATTCTGCGCGGCGGCAAAGAGACGCACCATACCAATCAGGCCACGGTGAAAGTGATTCAGCAGGCACTGGAGCAGTGCGGTTTGCCGAAGGCGGCAGTGCAGGCCATCGACAGCCCCGACCGTGCGCTGGTGGCCGAGATGCTGCGTCTGGATAAATACATCGACATGCTGATCCCCCGCGGTGGTGCGGCGCTGCATAAGTTGTGCCGCGAGCAGTCAACTATTCCGGTGATCACCGGCGGCATTGGCGTGTGTCACACCTTCGTTGATGAAAGCGTGGATTTCGCCAAAGCGCTGACCGTGATAGAAAGCGCCAAAGTACAGCGCCCAAGTGCCTGTAACAGCCTCGAAACGCTGCTGGTGCATGACGCCATTGCCAGCCGCTTCCTGCCAGAGCTCAGCACTAAAATGCACGCAGCCGGCGTCACGCTGCACGCAAGCCAAGCCGCCATGCCACATCTGCAAAACGGCCCGGCGAAAGTGGTGGCGGTGGAGGAAGAGGATTACTCGGACGAATGGCTGTCGTTGGATCTCAACGTCACGATAGTTGCTGACATCGACGCCGCCATCGCGCATATCCGCGCCTACGGCACCGAGCACTCTGACGCTATCCTCACCCGTTCCATCAGCCAGGCCGAACGCTTTGTGAATGAAGTGGGCTCCTCGGCGGTGTACGTCAATGCCAGCACCCGCTTCACCGACGGCGGCCAGTTTGGCCTCGGCGCTGAAGTCGCGGTCAGCACCCAAAAACTCCACGCACGCGGCCCAATGGGACTCGAAGCCCTGACGACCTATAAGTGGATTGGCTATGGTGACGATTTAGTCCGTCCGTAAGAGGAACAGAAGGGCACCGGTGGATTTGCAGAGGATGAAACCGGTGCAAAAAATCCTAAAATCAACAGGTTGTTGAGAAAAGCAGCAATCGCACTTTCTCACTATTGACTCACGCTGAAGATTTCAATAAATTACGCCACGTAGTCCCCGCAGCACTCAAAAAGCCGACTTAGCTCAGTAGGTAGAGCAACTGACTTGTAATCAGTAGGTCACCAGTTCGATTCCGGTAGTCGGCACCATTTAAATCAAGCAGTTACCCCAGCTTGACCACCTTATCAAATCCACCTTGTGCCATATTTGTGCCATCAGTGACGATCATTGAGTCCAGTTTTCTCGCATGCTCTGACAGGTGATTTGGGGAAAGATGTGCGTATCGGCGCACCATCTCAATACATTCCCAACCGCCCATTTCCTGCAACGCTGAAAGCGGAACGCCACTTTGAATTAACCAGCTTGCCCAGGTATGCCTCAGGTCGTGAAATCTGAAATCCTCGATACCTGCCAGCTTCAACCCCTTCTGCCATTGTCTGTTGTCATCAACGCGCATTTTCCGCACCGCCGGGGTCATACTCCCGTCTGCTCGGTTTTTCGCTTTGGTGTGAACAAACACCCACCGAGAATGCTGACCGATCTGCTTTCTGAGCACGGCACAGGCCGTATCGTTCAGCGCCACGCCAATCGCCTTCCCACCCTTAGCATTTTCAGGATTGATCCATGCGACCTTTCGTTGCATGTCTATTTGCGACCACTCCAAATTTATTATGTTGGAGCGGCGCAAACCTGTCGAAAGTGCAAAAATCACTACCGGCCTAATGATCTCCGGCATGCACCTGATCAGCCTTTCCGCCTCTTCACGCGTAAGCCAGCGAATGCGCTTATTAGGTGTAGCGCGAGATTTAAGATTAGGGGCTTTATCCAGCCAGCCCCATTCTTTCTCAGCGATGCGTAACAGACTGCGAATGAAGGCCAAATAGAGGTTCTTCGTTGCCTGGCTAACATCCGTTTTACCGAGCGTCTTCCTATTCTTTAAACCCGCCACGGCAGAGGTGATCTCCTCCGGCCGGATACCCGAGATAGCTCTCCCTGAGAAATGCTCCAGAAAGAATTCTATCTTGGTTTTGTCATCGTCAATCGAGCGCTTATGCTCTTTGTCAGTTAACCAGCGGACGCAGGCTTCCTCGAAAGTTTTTTGAGGCGCTTCTCCGAGGCGGCTGACGCGCCATGATTCTGATTTCAGTTTGTCGTGCAGTTCCTGCGCTTCGAGCTTGTCTGACGTGTCAAGAGACCGCCTAACACGCTTGCCGTCTGGCGTTGTGAAGTCGCAGTACCAAGTTCCACCACGTTGTTTGATCGCCATAAACTGTCCTTATTACGGCCATCTGATTCACTCACGGCCTGATTGTGCTTTTGATTGTGAACATACTCAAGACATGCAGATTTCAATATCTCAAATCTGCCCCCGCCGTTTTCGCCAGACTTACCCGCACTCAGTCTTTTATTTTTTATGAGTTGCCGAACAGTTCTGGGGGATTTTTTGAGATAAGCGGCTGCGGTGTTCAGGTCGAAGACCTCATCATCCAATCTAATTTCTGACATGGTTACCTCTCTTCAAATTTGCCGTTGAGCACGCCAATCGTCCACAGAAAATCGACCAGTCGGTAAATCGGCTTAATGGGTTGGTAGTGGCGTTTGATGATCGGGCCGGAAAGTTTATCGAATGGGGTTTTGGGATTGGCCGCTACGGCCTGGTGAAGTTCGTCGTTGCATCTCCGCGCAGCGGAGCGCAGGGCGTTGCGTTCCTGCTCATTCACATGGCGGCTCCTTCAGCGCATTAACGCTGCTGACCACGCTGTCAGCAAACTCCTTTGCCTCAGTGTAATCGCTGGTGGAAAGCTCCCCCAGAGGGGAAGCAGCATTCAGGTAATTCTTATAGGCCGTAAGCCAAAGATTTTGCAGTTCGTTCACGCGGCCACCTCTTTACGTTCGTTGCACATCTCTGGCAGGTTTGCCCGAACTAGTGCTTCAGCGAACGGCGGTGGGACGGCATTGCCGCAGCGTGCCACCTGTTTATCTTTTGCGTATTTCTTGCCGCGATAATCCTGATCGATGATGTACCAAGAAGGGAAACCCTGCGCCGCATAAAGTTCATGGGGCTGGAGCATACGCATACCGATGTCGACGATTTGATAATCCACACCCTCGACAGTGACCAGGCCGAACCGGTCATTCGTTGTAACGGTATGCAGGGACTCCTTCAGGCTGACGCCTTCTTTCTCGTTGCCGTAGTATTTCAGCAACAAGGCACGGACTTCACCGATATGCAGGCCGCCGGCCGTTATGGTCGGTGCAGGTTCGGTGACTGGCTGGCCGTCTTTGCAGGTACCGCGCAGTTTGATGAGGTTGGAGGTGACCAGCGCGTGGTGGTCGGTAGTAGTGACGGTGTGCGCCGGTGCATCCATTGCGGCGCCAGCGCCGGTGTAATTACCTCCGAAGTGTTTTGCGAGGAACGCGGCGCATAACCGACTGTGTCCACCACCGCCAGCTGTGATGGTGCCGTTTGGCTCATCAACTGCATGGCCTACGCTGTTCCCGAACTCGCGGGCTATCACTGGCGCAACCAGTAGATGCTCAGCCTTACTGGTAACGGTCGTCAGTGGCTTGCCTGCCTCATATGCCATGCGGTCACCGCCGAAGCCTGTTTGTCCAATACGAGCAATGACTGGAGCAATAAGGGCGGAATGTGATTCTTTCATCACCGTGTGAAGAGGCACGTCAGCCGCACGCGGTTTACCCTGATATTCGGAACCTCCAGCGCCAACAATGAAAGGTGACAGAGTTGCTTCAACCATCCCCAGCGCATGACCATTTCCGCCTGGCCTTTCAGAAGTGCCAGCCGTGATCGTCGATAATGGCTTGTCACATTCCTGCCCAGTCGCACCGGTGCGGAATTTGGTGATGTGCGGTGTAACGACCGCATAACCGTGGGTTTCCGTGATCGTCTGAAGTGGCTCATCCAGTGGCTGCCCACGGAAACAGTCATAGGCTGTCTTGGTGCTGGTGTGGTTGCACTTCACGATAAACGGCGTGGCGTTGTCGATCACGAAGCGCTGAATGCCGCGAGCAATACGCTTGAGCGTGTTCTCGGCCAACGAGCGCTTACGCTCGAAAATGCTCGGGCATGGGATTAACCAGTCGATGCACTCTGCGGCCGTGCGCCACGGCGCTAACTTGCCGCTTTGAACGTCCAGTGACTTCGGATCTGCGTGGCTGGCTTCCGGCCAGACAACTGGCGTGCCATCGCAACGCATCACCATAAAGAAACGTTTCCTGATAGTTGGTGCGCCGAAGTCGCAGGCGCGCAGCTCGCGATGATCTACAACGTAACCCAAACCGGCAACCAGGCGGCGCGCATCATCACTGTCAGTATTGATGCCCAGCACTTCGCAGCATTCTTCTAAAGCAGGATGATCTGCGGCAACGCCAGTGGTTAGCATTCCGATGAACGCGGCGAAGGTTTCACCGGCGCGAGAGCGGTCAGGGTGGTTCATGCCATTTTCGTCTGTAAGCAGCGGCCCCCACGTTTTAAATTCTTCGACGTTCTCAAGCATCATGACACGCGGACGCTTGGCCAAGGCCCAGCGGATAACAACCCATGCCAGACCGCGAATTTCCTTCTTAACCGGTGCGCTGCCCTTGGCCTTACTGAAGTGTCGGCAGTCAGGGCTGAACCAGGCTAAACCCACTGGGCGGCCAGCGGTCGCTGCAATGGGGTCAACGTCGAATACTGACTCGCAGTAATGCAGCGTTTCGGGGTGATTGGTGCTATGCATAGCAATGGCATTCTCGTCGTGATTAATCGCGATATCAACGCTGCGACCCGTCGCCATTTCGATCCCCGTGCTGGCACCACCGCCGCCCGCAAAATTGTCTACGATGATTTCTCTCATGCTTTCGCTCCCATAGCGCGCGCCAGTGTCCCAGCGGTTTGTATGATTTGGGCCATTGATAGGCCATCGATTTTTAAACGGTTGATGTGGTGGCGCAACTTGTTCTGTAGGTGCGCGTCAAGACTTGATGACTCGGCAACCTGATCAAATAGGTGATGAACCTCGGCAGGCCAAACTTGATTGTTTGTCTCCGGCACGGGAATGATTTCGGGGGGTGTCTGCTGATAAAATTGCGGTGTTTTTATTTCAACGTTATTGATTGGCGACTCATTACCCCACGAATCCCAACCGGATATTTCTTGCCTGGCGAAAAGCTCTATCCGGCTGACATCACCGTAAAGCAGTTCGAGCCGGTGCCGCGCTTCCCATGGCTTGGCGCTGTGCTCACCGAGTGGTGAGTAAATCACCTGTTTCACGCTGGCGCTGGCGCGTTCCAGTCCTGAACCGCGCACAGCGATTAGCAGGTCCTCGCTGTTAGCACGGGTGTAGTTCCCGCCGTTCATTCGCGTTTGAGCATTCAGCAGTTCGAGGAAGTCGTAAAAGTCCTCAACCTGTCCAGCGGACAGCGCTTTGTTGATGTGCTGCTCAGCCAGCTGGTTAAGCTTCACCCAAGTGAAGCCCTTCATTGTGCGGACCTGAAAGCCCCATGACTCCGCGAGCTTTACCGCTTCGGCGTTGTGAGTGCCGGTGTACCACATTGCCAGCACGGCATTTTCAGCAGCGATGGACCAGACCGGAAGCCGCATCAGATCGGTCAGCGTCATTGTGCTGTAGTGATTACCTGCCGCACCGTTGCTGATGACGTTGTCGTAGCGCCACGGCGGATCCGCGTAAATAAGTTGGTATGTCATGCTGTGGTCACCTTCTTGCCTGTACCGGTTATGCTTTCTACCCGGCGGGGAACGAGAGCTGAATATTCAGGATTGAGCTCGCAGATCACCGCGTTCCTTCCGTGAAGCAATGCGACGCCCGCCGCGGTGCCGCTGCCGCCAAATGGGTCGAGAACGGTACCGCCAGCAGGACAACCAGCAAGAATGCATGGCTCTATAAGGGCCGGAGGGAAGGTGGCAAAGTGAGCCTCTTTGTAACCGCGGGTAGCTACTGACCAGACGCTCCTTTTGTTACGCGTTGCTATATCCCATTGCGACTCGTCGCATTCGGTGCGATGTGTGCCGTAAGCTTGACCGGGGATCACCTGTGCCCGCTTGCTTCCATCACGCTTAAATGAATCGCGCCGGGATCTGGTGTTTCCCGTTATCGTGCGTTTACCCCCTTCGGAGTTATTAAAGGTGCTGCCATTGATATAGGCACCACCCCGGAAGCTATTTGCATTTCCTTTTCCTGTGAGGTTCGCAGGTTCTTTAATGGCTTCTTGGTCGAAGTAATAGCGCGGGAATTTGGTCAGTAGAAAAATGTATTCATGCGCTTTGGTGCAGCGGTCACGAGTGCTTTCTGGCATGGCATTTGGCTTCTGCCAGATAATGTCCTGACGTAGGCACCAACCGTCTGCCTGCAATGCGAAAGCTAATCGCCATGGCATGCCCTGAATTTGCTTTTTACTGTCCCAGCCATCCCCCATGTTGACCCAGAGAGTGCCGTCATCTCGCAGAACGCGGCGCACGGCGCGAAAAACCTCTACCAATTTATTAATGAATTCGCTCGGGGTGTCTTCCAGTCCGATCTGGCCTTCAACTCCATAATCGCGGAGGCCGTAATACGGAGGGCTGGTAACGCAGGTATGAACGGATTTTTCAGGCAAGGACTGCATTGATACAATGCAGTCACCAATAAGAATTTCGTAGCTCACGCCGGTACCCCGCAAATTTTTGAAAGAGAGCGGTGATGATTCATGACCGTCGCCACGTATGACGCTTTACGGTTCATCACCTCGATGGAATAGTTCCGGCCGCCGACGCGGACCTTATACGTCTCGCAATTCTTTGGCCGGGCGTAATCGCCGTATTTCTTTTGATGGGCACTGAGAGCAGCATCAGCCGCGCGCCGCTCGGCAGGCGTGGGCTGACCGCGAATGATGTGTCGCATGGCTTTCTCCAGGCGTAAAAAAACCGCCCGGGGGCGGCAAGAGGAAATAAAATTAAGTTCTTCGACCGGTAGCATGTATATAGACGTGATAATTACTTAACTTAGAAATTACTCCTGAAATATCAATCAGGCTATTAGTATTGTGTTACACCAATATCAATAGGCGGGGTTTAATATTTTTTGTCGGGTTTTTTCAACAGTTGCTTTATTTAAAAGAAAATTTGTTTTTAAATTTGATGTTACTTCAACTAAAACATATTTATCAAGCGAATCATGAATGCCATAATTAATTAGAGCTGCGGAGAATGTCTGCTCATTAATTTCTATACCCCCAAAACTATTAATTGGGAATGGGTTGTCACGATGAAAGAAATTACCTTTATCTATGCAAAGATTCTTCGTTTGATTGTTTATCATGTAGGTGAATATATATGCGAAATTCTCAGTAAGAACGATATCTTCATATTTTACAGTATGAACTGCTATAGGTGGATTATTGGGGTCGAAGTTGACGTAATTATCCGTGTCACAATAAATTATCTTACCCGTGGTGGTGGTTATATTAATTTTTATATCATCCATTACATTTAATTTGACTTCACCATTTCTCGAGTAAAGTTTGCTGTAATGTGGTATTTCAATTTTAACTGTCTCATACGCCTTTATTAACTCAGGAGATTCGAGTTTCATTAGCGTTATTTTATTATCATGATTTAACTTTGCCACGATGGATGAAATAGTTATTGCTTTGTCTCTTTTGTTGGTAAATATAATGTCGTTAATATGCGTGCCATATAGCCTGTCATTATTTAATGCGAATGATGCGCCAACTTTAGTTGTCATTTTTTGAATTGCAAAATAGATTGTAAAAAAACTACCGATAATAACAAAAGGGTTTGCTTGAAAAATGGAAAAAAGCCACGTTATATCAGTTATAACTTTTTGATTAATCATCATGTTTCTTATCTAAAGTGTGTTTCTTATAGTCTAACTAAAAAAGCATAGAGTAGACAAGAAACTTAGATGAGCAGATAGGGAGACTACCTTAGATGACATGAATGCCCTGCTTCTTACATGAAAAAACTTTGAAAGGACGTTTATATATAAGTGTCATAAAATGCAATTTTTTCATGTTATAACTAATCATTCGTCTGAAAACATTTGTATGCCAACCATTTAACTATCAGGAGTATCTTAAGCGCGATTTTCCAATTCATGCTTGAGTTTTTTTCGACGCTCAATCTCGTCAAGCGTGTCGAGGTAGAGCCAGCCCGGACGACGGACTGGCTTGCCTGCTTTCAACCCTTCGAACTGGGCGATGGCATACTCGACGGCCTCCGCTTTTGTCTTGCTTTGGTGGTTGTCAGCGTATTTTTTCATTGCCAGCGCTTACGCCAGGACGGGCGGGTGGGGCGCGAGCGGCTCACCATAAATTGGAGTGTTATGCCGGTGCCAGTCGGTATGATAACTACTGCATAGCCACATAACATCGAGCGGTTTTGTGTAATCGCAATGATGTGCATGAAGCTGCTTAACGGTAGAGCAACACTCGCATGCTTCAGGACGAACCAGCTTTCCTGCGCGCAAAAAATTGCCCACTAATAAGTGGGCTTTTCTTTTGGCTGGAAACTTTTCCTGATATCGCTGGTGACATGCAGCAACAACAATTTTTCCTTTTGTTGATTGTCTGTATGTCTTTTTAAGTTCGATGCGCTCAGTGCTTTGATCGCGTTGTTGGTCATAACTTTGATAGTGATGGAAATTTAAACGGCGGTTGATGGCGTTATCTAACTTTGTGCATTCCTTGCACTTATTTAGGTGCCCATCAGCCATTCGTGCGTGTTTATAGAAAGCTGACAAAGCCTTGTCGGCTTTGCACTTGAAACAAATTTTTGTATGCATTGTTTATCTCCAACTTATTACGCCCCGGAAATAAAAAGGGCTTAATTAAAAGGTATGTCATCATCGAAATCAGGCACCTGTTGCTGAGGCGCGTTGTTTTGGCGATTAGCAGCTGCCTGCTGTAAGCGAGACGTCTGCGTCTGATTGGCTTGCTGAGCGTATGGGTTAGTTGGCGGCTGTCCGCTGGTCGTACGCTGACCAGTGGCGGCGGCGTTCGGATCGCGTTCGTCGCGGTCTTTCAGCAGCGCCACTAGCTTATCGACTGCTTCAGCCGGGGAATTTTCTGCGTGCTCAGCGTAGGTTTTACGCGTGCCGCATTTGAACACCTGGCGGATCTCCATCTTGTAGCCTTCGCCGCCGTCGTTTTTGGTGTAAAGCGTCTTTTGCAGGACTAGACCAGCGGGTTTGCCTTCCAGTGCTTGGTTGTGCCATTCGAGACCTTCAGGCCCTTGGATTTGTACCGGCGCGGCTTCTTTGATGCCAGCGGACCAGAGCAGCGCAGAGATCAGACCCATGCCAAAGGTTGGCTCTCCATCGCGGCCGAGGAAGTTGATGCGCAGGTAGTTAGCTTTCGCACCGTGAGAATCGAAGCTAATTTCCAGCCCCTGTGACTGGCTGCCGTCTTTACCGAAGGTATAAACGGCGGAGGTGATTACGCCCTCGTAAGCGCCGTTCTCGGAAATACCCATGCCTGCGCCAGCTTTCTTGGCGGCTTCAGCGTCGAATTTAAAGCTCATTGGTTGCATCAGATTGTTGCTCCTAAGGAATCAGACAGGAAGTCGCAGATGGCGACGTCCACAGCTTTGAGGTCATTGTCCATTTCGGACAGGTCAGGGAATAAGTCAGGCGGTGCTTTGGCGGTGTCGTTGTCGTCACCTTTGATCAGAAAGACATGCTTACCGTCCTTCTTAATGGCGCGCAGAACGATGGAGAAATAGCCCTCTGGGGTCAGCTTTTCGTTAAGCATCTTCCCAGCGGTCTTCATGCGGATTTTGCCTTCGCTCTCTTCTGTGTGAGCCAGAAAGTAAACGCGAACGTCGTCCGGCAGCTGCGTGGCCGCAGTGATGATTCGCCAGACGTGATCCGCCATTTCAGTGAACTTGGTGTAGCCGGTTTGGTAGGCGCGCATCATGTTTTCGTGCTGCATCACCACTTGGAAGTCATCGATGATGAGCACCTTCCGCGTTTTCGACAGAACCATGCGCTGGATCTTGTCCTGCACATCATTCCAGTCGTCGGTTCGAAACACGTTGCCGCGCTGGGCCACGCCGTCGGCGTCTGGCTGGCCGTTGATGCGCCAGCCTTTCGAGCGGAAGGGCAGCAGTTTGGGGATGCATTGGATAAGCAGGCATTCATCTGGCTGGAAGTTTCGCAGGCTGTATGACTTGCCCGCGCCAGAGTCGCCAAGGATCAGAACTGGAGTACCCATCAGAACATCGCTCCTAAGTAATGGCGCATGGTGAACTGCTGGTCTTCGTTCAGCTTATCCATATTGGATAAACACCAGCGAAAATAGCCCGCATCCTTTGCGGCTATATCAGCAAAGGTTTCATTTCGGTACTTTCCGAATTTCATGATGTGGAGCAGGGAAGGTTGCTTTGTGATTTCCCTCATTTCAGCGATCTTCCATTTCGCTAGGCTGTTCATGTATAGAAGGGTTGTGGCCGTTACGTAACAGTCATAAAGCGCACGGTGCGCATACAAACCTTCCGGTACGTCCGGATCCAATCCGAAGCGGTACCGCAGATACTGGTTGCCGTGTGACTTCTCTTCCGGCCAGAGTTTGCGAGCCAGCTTCATCGTGCAAACCCATGGCGCCAGAATCATCGGCAGCTTTTCCCGGTCGAATGCCGCGTTGTGAGCGACGTAGATATCAGCGCCCAAGTACTTATCAATCACAGCGTCGAGCGGCGGCGCATCAGCGACCATATCTTCGGTGATGTGGTGCAATGCCATGGCCTCAAAACCGATGGGCTCAGGGGGCTTTACAAAGTCGCTGAGAGGGTTACAAATTTCACCGTTTACGATATCGACGCTGGCGATCTCGCAGACGCCGCCCTCGATAGAGGTTGTTTCGGTATCAATGACTCGGAAAGTGGTCATGCTGATTTCCTGTATCGGTTTGCGCGTCGAGATTTGCCTCGAGGTGAGCCAGGCGCATGGCCAGCCGCTCAAGGGTCGCAGGGGGTATGCAGCGGGCGACGCATATCGAGAGGATCAGGTCTTCTGTCACCTGCTCCTCAGTGGGCACGTTAACGTTTATTGCCATGGCGCGTTTACCAGCATCATTGTGGAAACGATCAGGGCAAAAAGAATGCCGAAGAAAACATAGCGACCAAGCATGTTGGGCTGCCAGTTACTGACGTCATCGCCGGTCAGCTTGTACCGGTATTGCTCCCTTTTTGCTGCGTTCATTTCCATGATGTTTTCCCTCTGGCGCCGCGCGTGGTTGGCGCTGCCTTCGTGCGTTTCTGCATCTGCAGCATGTAGGCGCAAATGCCCTCTTTGCAGACCGTGTGAGTTTTGCTTCCGCGATACTGCTCAACCGTGACAAGCTGCAAATCGGCCGGCAGCCGGAACTTGCCACAGTAGTCGCACATCAGCGACTCAACATGCTCAGTCGCTGATGCGCAGATGACGGCTTCTCCATACTGGCGGGGCGTGCCCGCCTGGTCGGTATAGAAAACTGCATTAGCGCGGCATTCGTTGAATGTCACCAACTGGCGGCCAATGCGCAGCGGCGTGCCCGGCGGCAGTGCGGCGAGGCGTTCTCTCGATAATTTGGGGATGATCTGCATAGCAGCTCCTTATTTAGTCCATGACAAAACGCCCGCGGTGACTGGCAGGCTTCTTTGCGATGGATGAAAAAAAGCCCTCGGGGCGCGAGGGCAAACACAGCATGGAGAGTTGTTAGAGAGTCGTGCGGCCGGATTCGAACCGGATCCGGGGTAGGGAACCCCGCGCATTGCCTTTTATGCTACCGACACAACGGCCATGCCCACTCATCTGCATCCACGGATACGCACGAACAATGAGTAAGGGAATGAGTAGGCATGCCGTTGTGAGCTGGGATGATGCCCAGCTAGTGGTCTTAACGAAGCCCTGACCCGCAGGGCAGCGGTAAAATCACTTCGCTTCAAACACTTTCATAGCTGTTTCAATTCTTGCCGCCGTGCCTGCGTTAGGCTCAATCTGCTGGATGCGCTGAGCGTCTTGCAGCAACTGAGCGATGATGTGTTTTAATTCTTCGTTGCTCATTATCTCACCCCTTAATAACGTGATTAAAAAGGGCCGCCTAAGCAGCCTTGAAACCTGTCACCTCTATCCTGCATATCGGATAGGTGTAGAGCTTGTTGTCCTGAACAATTTTCTGTGCGGCTTCCATGGTTTCGGCGCTATCGCAGAACTTGATGTTCTCGTAATACGAGCCGTCGTCGCTCTCCGGCTTGCCAGCCAGAATCGTGAAACAAAGTGACATGTTATTTTCCTCTCATAACGTGATTAGTTGCTTTACAGGTGTGCGTTTCTTCGGCCAGATAAACTATTTCCATCGCCTTACCGGTATTTTCCGCTTTGCCAAATATTCGGTTGCAGTGATGGCACAGCACCGTCGCTTCACCGCGCCCGCTCACACCCCAAGTGATATCGTTTTGCTTGATTGGCTGTGATTCAGTAATCATCTTTTCCTTCCCCGTTTAGTGGTTTTATGTCTGCCGTCTCGTGTTGACAGCGGCAGGGTAAAAACACTTCTCCCTTAAAGAGCTTATTTGCGGTCGATCCCTCTCGGGGCCGGAAGTGATTACATCGCTCACCTCATCGCGTGCTGCTTAGTTGGCGTCCTGCCGTTTCGATGGAATGAATTTATCTCAAAGATAAAGATTGGTAAATAGCAAAATGATAAATATTTTATATTATCTGAGGGTGATTTTGATAAATACATGAATAATAAAGATAAATTAATTTATCTTTATTTTGTTTGGGCGTAAAAAAACCAGCTCAAGGCTGGCTTCTTTAGCATTTATGGATGGGGGTTAACCTAAGCGTGAGTAGGCCATCTGCCATTTTCCGACGATAAACCCTTCTATGTGAAAGGATTCTTCGTTTTCATTATTAATTTCCCAGCGCTCATATTTTGTATTGTCACTGATTACAACAATCCTATCCTTTAGCATTTGAAGGCGTTTTATATGCGACCCCTCGCCATAGCTGAACGCATAAATGCCGTCACTTCGAAACGTTTTAACCGTGATATCAATAATGACAAGCTCGCCCGGGTCAATCGTCCCAATCATGCTATCGCCAGCCGCAGTGGTCAATTTTAGAGAAGACGCCGGTCTGCCACCGAACATGCGCTTAGCGTATTCGGGATCAACTTCTATAGACTGAATTATCTCCGGATAATCACTATTCATACGACCAACCCCGCAACTATGCTCCGCATCTAACAATTCCAATCTGTATGGATGATCAGTATAGTTTTTAGAGATGTTTTGCAAGTCAAAAGCGCCGCTTTTGCTAGATTCAGTATTGGAAATGCGAGTTAATCCTGGAGTGTCTTCCGATTGCGGAACATCTAACCAGCCACGGTTTAGACCAAGATTGGTCTCTACTCTGCGTGCAATTATGTCCCCAACGTTACGAGTCGCATTCACACTAATCAGCTGGCTAAGCTGAGACGCAGGCAACCCGATTGCATCAGCAAACTGCGATTTAGTCTTACCCTCACGAATAAAAGCATCCATAAGGGCGCGCAAGTTATTGCGTCTGAAGTCTTTAGTTTCCATTCCCGAATGTTCCCACGTATTAGCAATATGATAAATATCCAAAATGCTAAATTCGCGTTGTCATTAATTTATCTTTGAGATAAACTCATTTTATCTTTAACGAAAAAGGTAACTAAAATGAGCAATGATTTACTCCGCTGGCGCAAAGAGGCTAACAAGGAAGAGTGGTTTGCTCTTGCTCAACACGTTGGGACCTCTGTTGGCTACATGAACCTGATTGCATATGGCGTTCGCCGAGCATCTCCCGACCGCGCCGAAGCAATCGAGAAGGGCACTAAATTGATAGGCAAACATTCACCAGTAACCAAAGAAAGCCTTGTTTTCGCAACTGCCCGCGTAAACGCGGCATAACTACGCACTCAATCAACACGGAAATATTAAGCAATGCAACACGCAATTACTTGCAACACATCAGTGATTTGCAAGCCGGAAGTACTCGAGGGGTTTTGGCTGAAATCAGTACTGGAATTTGGGAATAAACCCCTGGCGAAGCAGATGGGAATTCATCCGACCGCGCTTAGTCGCGACAAGGCTCGGATCGCTAAGTTGGCGAGTCAAATGGTTCACCAACTTGGGCTGCCTGCTGGATCAGTCGAAGTGCTCGGGTGTGAGCAGAATGTCGTGATAACCGGTGCCGAAGCAAAAGCGTTGCTTTTGATGCTTGAGCATATCCGGGAGCCGAAATCTCAGGAGGCGTAATGAACCATATCGAATTTATTGAGCACCACATCATGCAAAAACTGACTGCTGATGGAGTATCGGTGGGGATCGCTCAGGGGGGGGGCAAGCTATGCGCTTGAACATTATCGCCGCTGCTCACAAGCCAGCGCCAAAGGCAAGATTTTCGACGACTGCATGCGCCTGGCTAAAGCGTGGGCTGATAAGCATGGCACCGCGAAAGACAAGCCGGTTAGCACCAAAAAGAAAAGCCGCACTGCTGGAACAGTACGGCCATCACTTCTTTAAAAACCACTGAGGTTTTAACCATTATGCACAAGAAACGGCGCACAGCGCAACCCCAAGAAATTACCCGTTATGACTTTGTTCGGCCAGCTGATCCAATTGGTACAGCGCCCAAAGAATTCCAGCAACGTCTCGCAGCTGAATGGCGAAAAGTTCAGGATCAGCACAAGGCCAAAGCAAATGAATAGCACAGCAGAAATTATCCAATTTCGCGCACCCGAACAGCGCGAGGAGCGTCGCGTGGCTGATACAGATAACGGTTTCATGAGGCTGGCCAACTCGATAACTGATGCACTTTTGGTGTCCAGCTTAACTGAGCGCCAGATGAAAGTGATCTTAGCTGTCATGCGGAAAACGTATGGTTTTAACAAGCCTTTCGATCGGCTGACGAATACCCAAATTTCTGCAATGACGCGGATTCATCACACGCACGTTTGCACGACAAAAAACGAGCTTTTGACCCGTGGGTTTTTGGTTATGAATGGTCGCCTGATAGGGGTTAATAAGGTTGTATCTGACTGGAATAACGACATTAGCCAAAGTAGCAAAACATTAGCCAAGGCAGCTAATAAAAGTTTAGCCAAGTTGGCTAACGCACATTCGCCAAGTCAGCTAAACACAAAAGACACTCTTCAAAAGACAGAAAGACAAGATCCCCCTAAAGCCCCCGAGGGGCAAAACGGGAAGGAATTTTCAGAACACGTTCTGGCAGAAGCAAAACAGGCCCTGGAGTATTACAACGAGCTCACAGACGGCAGCTGCCGTTCTGCAGAACCCTTCGCAGTGCTCTTGACAGAAACCAAGACCCGCAGCGCCTACACCCTGCAAGACCTGCAGTTGGTTGTTCGCTGGGTAGTCCAGACGTGGAAGCCAAGAAATAACACAGTGGCCAAGCCAGCGAACATCTGCCGCGTAAACCGGTTTGATGGCTACCTGTCTGACGCCGAAGCCTGGCAGAAGACCAGCGTTGATATCGACTGCCAAGCCGTGATTGATGCCTACAACGCAGTAACCGAAGGCAGCATGGCACCCGCCGAACTCTACCGCGACCGTGAGTTAGCGATCCGCGAACTTGCAAGCCATCTGGCTAAACAGACCGTAGACGGCTTTAGAGCGTATTTCGAAGCTTTCCTGGTCGATGCCCGCGAATACCACTTCGGTGGCCCTGACGGCCTCGGCTGGCGCGCAGATTTCGATTATCTGATGAAGCCGGTAACTCTGCGCAAAGTTCGGGAGGGTACGCTGTGATCAATCAGGAAATCGAAGCGAGTGTTATTGGTGGACTGCTGCTTGGGGGCAACACCCCGGATGCTACCGATGTGCTGGCCACTCTGGACCCGGAATCATTTTCCGTGCCGTTCTACCGCCTGACCTTCAAAGAGATCAAGCGACAGGCGAACAATCGCGGGTTAATCGACGGGTTGCTGATTGCCGAAGCCATGGGCGATGAGCACTTCGCGAACGTCATGGACACCATGCGCAAATGTCCGTCGGCGGCAAACCTCAAGGGCTATGCGCGCATCGTCGGTGAGTTCTCGCAGATCCGCCAGTTCCAGCAACTCATGGAAACCTACTACGACCAGATCACCACGGCGAACAATCACGAACGCGCCATCGATACGATTCAGGAATTCGTCAGCCAGGTGATGAATATCAACCGCTCGCACGATGAGATCCAGCCGGTTCACATCGATGAGCTGCTGGGCTCGTATGCCGATCTGCTTGAGCATCGCCTGAAGAACGGCGAAGAGTCAGACACGTTGAAGACCGGTATCGCCGAGCTGGACGAAATCACTGGCGGCCTGAACAACGAGGACTTCATCGTCGTGGCCGCACGTCCGGGGATGGGTAAGACCGAGTTTGCGCTTAAGGTCGCCGAAGGTGTTGCCGAAAGCACCATTCGCATCGGTGAAGAAGATTTACCGCGCGGCGTACTGATTTTCTCCATGGAAATGAGCGCTCAGCAGGTGATCGAACGCCAGTTAGCGGGCGCGTCAAATATGCCGGTTTCCGCACTTCGTAAGCCCTCCCGCATGAACGATGAGGACTGGGGCCGGATCTCAATGGGCATTAGCCGTCTGCAGGGCCTGCAGGTGTGGGTTGTCGACGCCTCCAACCTGACTATCGAGCAAATGCGAGCTATTGCCGAGCGCCTTAAGCGCAAGCATCCGAACCTGTCGCTGATCATGGCGGACTACCTTGGCCTAATCAAAAAGCCGCGCGCTGAGCGTAACGATCTCGCTATCGCCCACATCTCTGGCAGCCTGAAGCGCATGGCGAAAGAGCTGAAAACGCCTGTTATCTCGCTGAGCCAGCTCAACCGTGACGTCGAGAGCAGGCCTAAGGGACAGAAACGCCCGGTCAACTCAGACCTGCGCGACGGCGGATCCATCGAGCAGGACGCGGACGGGATTTACATGCTGTACCGCGACGGCGTTTACGAGCCAGACAGCCCGGCGGCGCCGTTCGCTGAAATCATCGTGACCAAGAACCGATTCGGCATGCTCGGCACCGTTTACCAAGAATTCAGAAACGGCCACTTCATGTCGACCGACCAGGTCCGAGCCGCCGAAATCTGCAAAGTTCGCTCGCAGCCAGCGGCGTCACAACGCACCTACGCAAGGAGGGAACTCTGATGGATGACTTCTGCCTGCACGAAACCACGAAAGCTCAGCTCTGGCCGGTTCTCAAAGAGTTGGTTTCGTCCGGCAAGCGCTACCGCGTCAGCATTGTTGAGTGGCGCGATAAGCGCTCACTGAGTCAGAACGCGCTGCTGTGGAAATGGAACGGTGAGATCGCCAGCCAAGTGGCCAAGGCCGGAAAGGGCAAGTTCACTGCCGAGCAGCTGCACGAATATCTGAAAGACCTGTACTGCCCGCCAAAGGCAATAACCGTGATGGGCGAAACGCGCTACGTAAAATCCACGAAGCTGCTGGATACCGGCGAAATGACCCTGTACCTCGAGCAAGTCGATGCGTGGGCACACCAGCGCGGTTTTCGCCTGACCATTCCGGCGCGCTGTGAATATCAACAACTCAGAAATCAACAGGTGGCCTGATGAAAACTTACGTGATTACGCCAATCTCAAAGCCTCGAATGACGCAGCGTGACCGCTGGGCGCAGCGCCCGCCAGTGCTCCGGTATCGAGCGTTTTGCGATGAGGTGCGCCTCAAGGGGATTTCTCTGCCTGAGTGCGGCTGGCACGTCACGTTTGTTTTGCCGATGCCCACCAGTTGGAGCAAAAAGAAAAAGGCTGATATGGCGGGAAAACCGCATCAGCAAAAGCCCGATAAAGACAATCTGGAAAAAGCGTTGCTCGATGCAATCTTCGAGGATGACTGCCGAATCTGGGACGGTCGAGTGACAAAGATTTGGGGTGAATCCGGTCAGATAATCATTGGAGAAATTAGATGAATCTTGAAGCAGCTGTTAAACATTTTTCCCCGAAAAGCCTGATGATTAGTGATTCATCTCGCGCTACCGCATCTGCGGCGCTGACCGGTACCGATGTAATGGCTGCACTGGGAATGGCCCAGTCACGGGCAGAGCTTGGTTTTGCGTTGTTCTTTGCCAAACACATGAAGGACCAAGAGAGCAGGGAGAAGGCAATCAAGCTTCTTGCTGGTGTTGCATTACGGATGGCACCGAAGTCAATCGGGAAAGTGGCAGGGCGGCAGATGGCGAAGGCCATGCTGATCATGTGCGTGCAAGCAGTTGATGTTTATTGCCGCACCGCTGACGATCCTCACGCGCGATGCCCTCAATGCAAAGGGCGCCGGAAAGTGGCTCCAATTGCTCTTGCCAATGGCGGAGGCTTGATTTGCGATTATGCACTCATGGGCAAGGCTGAGAGGCAGATAAGCGAGCCTGGCGAAAGAGATTGCCCGCGCTGTCACGGTACCGGCCTGAAAGCATCGCCATCTTCTCGCACGTACCGCGCCATAAATGCGTTGCTTCCAGATTTACCACAGCGCACATGGTCGCTTAACTGGAAGCCTTTCTACGACCAGTTAATAAGCCACTGCGACGCAGAGGAATCGCATGCAGACGGGCAATTTATGCAAATAACCGGTGGTGGCACGTTGGCGGCGTAATGCCTGATTTTAACTAAATATAGGAACGTGATGCTTGCAAACTTGCCAAAAGTGTAATAGATTTCGCCTAACCATGGGATATTAATACCCACAACACATTTAAACCTCGGCACTCGCCGAGGTTTTCTTTTTATTATGTTCCTGAAAACTGTGTATGCATGGATAAATATGTCTGATATGCACCATAACCAAATGCTATCAAAGAGAGAAATCCTGCGGCAATGGCAGCAATATTAAATATACCTCCAATTTTACGCAGTTTCTCATTCCGGCCAAGATCGCTGCTCGTATAATTTGATTGAGCTAGATATGTAAATCCTGAACATAGAACGGAAAGTGCTACCCCAAAACAAAAAATTAGTAATCCTTTGGATACTAACAGTGCGGCAATGTCCATTGATTCCTTTCGCCATATATTTCCTATAAAAGCAAGCAACGCTATTGAAGCGCCACCATTGATAAGCAAGCAACTTTTGGCAGCATTCATGCCTATGCTGATGGTTGATCTGAACGATTCTAGGTTGATGGCTTCATTGACTTTCATTGTCTCAATATGTAATTGATTCTGAGCTTTGAACTCTTCTAATGAAAAATCATGACCAATGCTTACCTGCGTCTTAATTTTTTGAAGGTAGTTGAGGGTGAAATCGATATCTAATTCTTTTATTCCTTTATCTTTTAAATCGTTAACTTCCTCTATTGCTTTGTTAATTATGTGATTCGAATCCATTGAAACCTCCAAGATTAAACTGTTAAGTGATTCTACCACTGAGTTTTACTGATTTAATTCAATTTATAAGGGCTGCCAAATTGGCTGCCCTTTCTCGTTTTAGCGCCCAGTCAATCAGCACCCATCTCACCATTCCTGCAAATCGACTGCGGCGCTAAATACCTACCGACTACGCACCCAGCTCGTCACCGAGAGGGGGAGACTATGAAAATGAATCAGCATTCTGACAATTTCGTTAATGGAGGCACGCTACTTACCATGCTCTCCTCACTTGCTGGCTTTATCACCCTTGAGCGGGTCTACATGGCAACGGCCGTTGTTGGCTTGCTGATCACCATTCTCGGGTATCTGGATAAGCACAAGGCAATCAAAGAAGCCCGGAAGAATGACGCGGAGCGCATGAAGCTAGACCGCGAGCTTCACCAGGCGACAATCGACTCGCTCAAGTACCGTACTGATACACCTGCGATCACAAAATACCCAGAAGTTTCCGAGGGGATTAAAGGCGTGCTTGAAGCCGCCAAGGACTGAGCATGGCATATTCCAGAAGCAAGCTCAGTAAGGCCGTGATCGCTCTCATCATTTCGGGCGCAAGCGCCTCGGCGATCCTAAGCCAGTTTCTCGATGAGAAGGAAGGTAACCGCCTCTTCTCTTATCAGGATGGCAAAGGAATTTGGACAATCTGCCGCGGCGCCACGCGCGTTGATGGAAAGCCAGTAACGCCGGGCATGCGCCTTAGCGCGCAAAAATGCGACCAGGTGAACCAGATTGAGCAGGATGCGGCGATTGCGTGGATTAAGAAGAACGTCCACGTGCCGCTGACAGCCCCGCAAATTGCCGGAATTGCATCGTTCTGCCCGTACAACATCGGCCCCGGTAAATGCTTCCCGTCCACGTTCTACCGCAAGCTCAACGCTGGCGACCGGCGCGGGGCATGCGCCGAGATAAAGCGCTGGGTGCGAGATGGCGGCAAAGACTGCAACATCCGCGCTAACAACTGTTTCGGCCAGATCGAGCGGCGCGACCAAGAGAGCGAGCTGACATGCTGGGGGCTTGATGGTTAACAAAGCGGCTGTGATAGCAACGTTGATTATCCTTGCGCTGGTTGGCCTGCTGCTGGCGCTGGCCTTCCATTTTTATGGCGTTTCTGTAGAGGCGAATGGCAAGGTCAGCCAGCTGCAAAGCGATAACGCCTTGCAGGCGCAGACTGTCGCCACGCAGGCGTTTAACTTCCAGCGCTCAAACCAGATAGCTGGCGCCGCGCAACAATACGCCGTGCAGATAACAGGAAAGAGTCAGGAGCGTGAAATTGAATATCGAACGATTCTCAAAAGCGAGCCGACTTGTGCTCTGTCTATCCCTGCTGACATTGCTAACAGCCTGTACGACTACGCGGACCGTCTACGTGCCAGCGCAATGCACCCCGATCCCGGCCAGCCTATTACAGCCGCTGTTAGTGCCACTACCTCCCGCCGAATAACTTACTGCCAGGCGGTTTTGTGGATTGACCCGCTGCTTACCTTGATTGACCAGGCTAACAGCCAGCTCGCAGGCATTCGCCAGCACGAAGAGGCCAGACAGAAATGATTAAGCACTTTCTCGCATGGCTGAAAAGCATCTATTTCAAACCGGCAGCCGCCGACATAAAAACACCAGAGGTAGTAACCATGTCCGAACCACTGCAAGACCAGGCTCTTAATCACACCCCCGTCACCTCAACCATTCCAGATGTGAATATGCAGCAGCCTGCGCCAACAGCGCCAATCGCTGTGGCAGAACCAGTCAAACCACTATCTCCGCTGGAAGCGCTCAAGGCGCGCGATGATGAGTTTGTGAATTTCGTGGTGCACGGCTTGGCCGTTCTCGGCGAAGAGGCTGAGGCTGAACTGGTGGCGCTGAAAGCCAAGTATTTCTAAGCCCGATAGAGCATTACAAGGGGCGTCAGTTTTCCTGATGCTCCTGATAATGATTTATCAACAAAGGGGTCGGCAATGGCAAAGCTAAATTTAGAAGTTACACCGCCGTCCACGGCAGACGTAAACGCTGTTTTTTCAGAGGTCGAGCGCAAGTATCGAGGTAAGGCAGCCACGCCGGAAACCATCGCCGATATGGAGCGTGAAGCTGCACGACTTATTCGACGCTTAATCACTACGAAAGTGACGTTCATTAAGTAAGGGTACCGATCATGGCAAAACCGGACTGGGGAACACTGCAAAACCAGTACCTCGCCGATCATGCCAGCACTGGAATATCCCCTAAAGAATGGTGTGATGCGCAGGGCTTAAATTACACCTCTGCGCGCAGGTACATCAAAAAGCCTGTTGCGCAGAAAACTGCGCATAAAAAATTGCGCAAATCTGCGCAAGAGCAGACGCCACAAGATAGCCAGCACGTAAGCAGCGTCAGCGCTGCGCAGGAAGAGCCGTCGGAAAACGAGGGTGTTCTAAAGCCGCAGCACGAACAATTTGCGCAGAACATTGCGCGCGGGATGACCCAAAAAGAAGCCGCAATTTGCGCTGGCTACTCCCCGACGCGGGCCGATACTCAGGCGCCCGTTCTGCTCAAGCGGCCAGACGTTCGCCGCCGCATCCGAGAGCTGCGTCAGGAAGCTGCGTTGCTCGTAACGTTCGACGCGAAGGATTTGGCTGAGCTTTCTTATAAATCGGCCCAGCAGGCATTAGTCGATAAGAAGTTTGGACAGGTCGCGCCAAACGTTAAGAACGCCGCACAGCTTACCGGCATCGATATGGCGGCAAGCAAGACTGAGGTTAGCGTCGATTTGGCGGGCCTGAGCTACGGCAAAGTTTGCATCGTTACCCCGGCTAATTGCCCGAGCGACGTGTGGGCTTCCCACATGGAGAAGCTGCGCGCGGGAAAAACGATAGCCCAGTCATAATTGACGGTGTTCTGTACGCCTTTAGTAGTGACTGGGCGACAGATGTACTTTACGACGCGCCGATAGGTTCCGTGCGCTGGCGCTGGATGTACGGCGGTCGCGGTGGCGGTAAGTCGGTTGAAATAGCTCGCTCTCTGGTTATTCAGGGCGCGATTGAGCCGATGATCATCCTCTGCGCGCGTGAGTTCCAAAACTCAATCAACGATTCCGTGCTGGCGCTGCTGGACGCTGAGATCCACGCGCTCGGCCTCGCTCACTTCTACAAAGTAAAGAACAACGAAATCGAGGGGCGTAACGGCACCCGTTTTGCGTTTAAAGGCCTGCGTAACAACATCCAGAGCATCAAGTCGATGTACGGCATCAAGATTTGCTGGGTGGAAGAGGCGCAGACGGTATCGCAAGACAGCTGGGACACCCTCGGCCCGACCGTTCGCGCCAATAAGTCAGAAGTTTGGGTTTCCTATAACCCACGCGAGGCAACCGACCCAACGTACATGTTGATGAAGCGCCACGAAGAAGACCCGCCGGACGGTGGAGCTATCATCCGCCAGGTTAACTATCCGGATAACGCCTTCTTCCCTGACGTTCTACGGCAGGAAATGGAGTACTGCAAACGCATCGACTACGAGGCATACGAGCATATTTGGCTTGGCTTGCCGAGGGCGATTAGCGAGGCGGTTATCTTCTCCGGCAAGTACCGCGTCGAAGCATTCCCCGATGACTTGTACCTTCAGGCTGATCGACTCTTCTTTGGCGCTGACTTCGGCTTCTCGCAAGACCCTTCCACGCTCATCCGCTGCTTCATGCTCGATAACTCACTGTATATCGAATATGAGGCTTACGGCGTGGGCGTCGAGCTGGTCCAAATGGCTCAGTTCTACGACTCAATCCCCGAGGCGCGAAAGTGGCCCATTCATGGCGATAACAGCCGACCGGAGACGATCAGCTACATCGGACAGCAAGGCTTCAACATCGATGCCGCGTCGAAATGGCCAGGCAGCGTAGAAGACGGCATCACTTACCTTCGCAGCTTCGAAACGATAGTCATCCATGAGCGCTGTAAGCACATGGTCGATGAGGCGCGCCTCTACTCCTATAAAACCGACCGGCTGACTGGGGAAATCCTCCCGATCATCGTCGATAAACATAACCACTGTTGGGATGCCGTGCGATATGGCCTTGATGGCTACATCACCAGCGCGGACGGCCTTGGATCGTGGGCTGCACTCGGTAAAAGAGGTTAAAATGGCCCGAAAGCAACGCCGTACTGGCGAGCAGAAAAAGCCCGTCCGTACCGGCGACGGGTACAATAATTTCACAGCAAAACTAGGCGGGAACACTGCCAACATCCAGACCGGCGGCAGCTATCAGCCCGGATACATCTCGCGTAATCGTGTCCAGCTTGAATTCGCCTACCGCTCATCGTTCCTTGTGGGCGCTGGCGTGGATGCAATGGCAGATGACATGACCCGCAAGGGCATTAACATCAGCTCAAAATTGAAGCCAGGCCAAAAGGGAAAGTTTGAAACCTTTTGGGACGATATTGCCGCTTGGGACGAGGTAAACAACACGCTCAAGTGGTCACGCCTGTATGGCGGTGCGCTGTTGGTGGTTCTCATTGAAGGTCAGGACATGAGCACGCCGCTCAACCTCGACCGCATCAAAGAGGGCCAGTTTAAGGGGTTGATGGTATTCGACCGCTGGATGGTTAACCCAACCTATTACGACCTCATAACGGATTATGGTCCCGATTTTGGTAAGCCTAAGTTTTACAAAGTGGTGACCAACCAGCAGGGCATTCCTCCTTGGAAAATTCACCACTCACGTCTGGTCCGCATGGAGGGTGACTCGCTCCCCTTCCAGCAAGCTCAGACGGAAAACGGCTGGGGGATGTCGGTTGTCGAACGCATTTTCGAGCGCGTTCAAGCATTCGATACAGCGACGGTCGGCACGACTCAGCTAATCCACAAAGCGCACCTGCGAACGTATAGCATCGAAGGCTTGCGAAAAATCCTCGCGACGGGCGGCGTGATGGAGGAGGGGCTAAACAAGCACATGGATATGATCCGTGAGTTTCAGACAATCGAAGGCATGACCATCATGGATGCCAGCGATAAGTTTGAGACTCACAGTTATTCGTTTGCTGGCATCGCTGACGTCATTCTTCGCTTTGCTGAGCAGGTTTCAGGTGCTACCGGCATTCCTCTTGTGCGGCTATTTGGTCAGTCACCCTCTGGATTTAGTACCGGAGACGGCGACCTTGAGAACTATTACAGCCGCGTTAACTCGTTGCAGGAACGGCGCTTACGCCGCCCCATTCGCTGGCTGCTCGATATCTCATGGCGCTCTCTATTCGGCGAACCCCTGCCGGAAGACTTCACCTTCGAGTTTAACAAGCTTTGGGAAATGTCAGATACCGACCGGGCGACCATGGCCAGCAACGTCACAACCGCGCTGGCGACTGCCGTTCGTGATATTGGCATGTCTCCCGCCGCTGCTCTGAGCGACCTGCGGAATATGTCTGATGTGATTGGTATTGGCGGATCCATCACCGACGAGGATATTGAAAATGCGAAGTCGCAGTGGGAGGAGCCTGAACCTGAAGCCAGCGCTGCGCCGTCGTTCAGAGACCCAGTATCAGAAAAGCCTACTGGGGATAGTCAGCCAAATAAACGAAATAGTAACTGGCTCCTACGATGGTTCCCAAGCCAGCGCTGATACCGTTGCTGGACATCTGATCGATTACTCTCAGGTTATCAATGACTGGTCCACTCAGGTCGCGCAGAAGATGTTTCTGCAAGTTGAGAGCGAAGAGTGGAATCAGTGGCGCTCGGTATCACAACAAATATCTGAGGGGCTGCGTGACATTGTCGGCAACACGCCGGTAGGTCTAGTAGCGCAGGACATCGTTTACCGCCAAGTCCAGATGATGCGGTCGCTTCCCCTTGAGGCGGCTGGACGTGTCAAAGACATTCAGGACCGCGCTATTCAGGCGGTCATTAATGGCGAGCGTCCTGAAGATCTGTACAACATGATCATGCAGTCAGGCGATGTTGCGGCCAGCCGCGCGAGGATGATTGCCCGGACCGAAATTGGACGAGCTACTGGCGCACTCACGGAGGCTCGGGCGGTCTCGGTTGGCTCTGAGGGCTATTGGTGGCGCATCGAGGGAGCTGGTACGCGTCCATCGCATAAAAAAATGCGGGACAAGTTCGTTTACTGGCATAGCCCGCCAACGCTCGACGGCATGACCGGCCACGCCGGCTGCTTGCCTAATTGCAAATGCTGGCCTGACGTTCAGATCCCATCCCCAAGAAAATAACAGGCCGCCATCGAGCGGCTTTTTTAATGCCCGCAATTCAGCAGGTGAACCATGACAAAAAAAATAGTTATCGACTGCCGGAAAAATGAGCACGCCGCATTTATTCAAGTGACGGTCGGTGATGTTTCTGCCGTGTATAAGCGCGCCGGTGAGATATCGGTATTGACAGCATCTGGCCTGGGCAATGTGCGCCAGGTTAAGGCGCTTCTTCGCGAGTTCGTCAGGAATTCTGACCGCTCACTGACGTGAGGTAGGCGATGAAATATTTCTTCACCACCCGCCTTGGAGAGACTCGATTTCTTCAGGCGGACGGTTCGCTGCTGTGCAAGGACGTACCGATAGCGAGAACAGGGACGCAGATTTATCTACCCGAAGAGATTGATCTCGAGGCTGATGCCAGCGGAACGGTGACCGTGTACCGATTGGAGGATGAGGTCTTTTCTCCGGAAACCATGGCGAGCTTCGAAGGTGTTGCCGTCACGCTTGGTCATCCAGAAGACGCCGATGGGAATATCGTTTTCGTTAACCCAAGCAATTACGCAGAACTGGCCCACGGCCACATTCAGAACGTGCGGCGTGGGGTTGTCGAGCAATCGAATCTCCTGCTGGCTGACGTCCTCGTCAAACGGCAAGAGGCTATCGACGCTATTAACGCCGGGCTTCGAGATGTGAGCTGCGGTTATGACGCGCTCTATAAACAACTCTCGCCGGGTAAGGGCAAACAATACCAAATCACTGGAAACCATCTGGCTGTCGGTATCGACAGAGGCCGGGCGGGTTCTCGCTGTGCCATCGGGGATTCAGCCCCATCCATACCTGTCAAAAAGGAGAAGCCTGCAATGTCATGGCTGAAAAAACTGGCTACGGCCATCAAAACGAAAGATGAGGATGCTTTGCAACAACTCATCGACGAAGCGCCGGATATGCCATCTGATGGCATGGGTTCGATCCCCGGCGTAACCATCAACATGAACACACCCGCGCAGGCAACATCTTTACCGATGGAAAACAAAACCACGGTGGACGATAAGCCTGACCCGGAAAAAACCGGTGATGAAGAAGTGCCCGATTGGGCTAAGGCGCTCATTGATCGGCTGGATAAGCTTGAGGGTAAGACGGCAGACGCTGACCCTGACGATTTGCCAACAACCGATGAAGATATCGAAGAGGATAAAAAAGTCACAGGTGATGCCGCGTACAAACGCAACATTATCGCTGACGCTGAGATCCTCTCTCCGGGCTTTGCTCCAAAGGGTGATAAAGGCCTAAAGCGCCAGGTGCTGAACCACGTCGTGCGCACTGGCGACAGTCTGAAAAGTTTCGGCGTGGAAGACTTCACCAAAGCGCCTAAGGCTACGGTCGACGCGGTCTTTGCCGCTGCCGTGACGCTGAATAAAGCGAAGAACCAAATCGCGCCTCTCGGCGTGCGAACTGGTGACACCCACCGCGGGGCGGTTACACCGTCCCAACTCAATAAAATCAACGCCGACTTCTGGAAGCGCAACCCATAAGGTAACCCCCATGGCTGGAAATGCTTATGTAACCCGGATGCCCCTTGGCATTTCCGGTGCAGTAACTCGCCTGCAAGATCTGACCGCTGAGCCGGTAATTCTCGATAGCGTTAAAGTTTTCGACCAGTTTGGACTCGCGGGCAAATGGAGTGGCAATAAGTTCGTGCCACTGGAAGCTGGGGACGACATTGCTGTCGTTGCTGGAATTCTGATCCGCCCTTACCCAACGCAGGCTCAAAAAGACATTGCTTACCTTGGCGTAACTGCGGGTGTAACCGGCGATCGCCTCGCTCGCGGCTACATCTGCGTTAGCGTCCCTGTAGGTCAGGCAACGGCAGCAGTTAAAGACGCGAAAGTTTACGTCCGCGTGGCAGCACCAACAACAGCAAGCCCTCTTGGCTCTTTGCTGCTTGCGCAAGACGCAACCGCTTCTAACACCCCTGAGCTACCACTGGCGAAAGTCATGGGGCCGGGAGACGGCATCGCTGGCGCTGGCAAAGGTCACATCGAAATCGCTTACAACATTTAAGGAACACTGAATGTTTACTATTGATAAAGCCACCAAAGATGCGGCTGGCGCGTTCCTCGTTGGTGAGCTGGAACGTCTTGACCAGACGCTAAACCTGCCGCTTGTTTCCTACAAGTGGTCCCGTGACATGCCACTGCGTAGTGACGTGTCTATCGCTGACGAACTGTCATCTTTCACCAACACCGACCTTGCAGCAGCGGGTGGCGTTAACCCGAATGGTAAAAACTGGATTGGCAAAAATTCAACCGCTATCCCAACTACCAACCTGTACATCGAGAAAACGGCTCAGCCACTCACTCTGTGGGGTATGGAATTGGGCTGGACATTGCCAGAGCTGGCCTCGGCGCAACAATTAGGCCGTCCGGTTGATGCGCAGAAGTACGACGCTATGCAACTCAAATGGAATATGGACGTCGATGAGCAGGTTTATATCGGC